GAAGTATGGGCAGAGATACGACAAGATGTTGCGGAGAAATTAGCATGAGTTGGAAAAATATATTAAAAGCAGATTTTATGCCTATGGGTAACACTCTTTCTGAAAGACTTGAAAATTTAATTTATTTTGTTAATAATAGTTTTCCAGAATTAAAACAAAATATGATAAAATTCCAACAAGAATATGATAAAATTATAGCCAGAAACAAAGAAGATATAGATAGTGGAAAAGAAACCGATAATATTAAGAGTAAAAACGAACTACTTAACTTACAGACCCTATTTACAAGAAGAAATGGCGTAAGAGATGCCTATGTTAAAATAATTAATAGTTTTAGAGATGTATGAGGAATTAGCATGAGTTGGTTTGATTTATTAAAAAAAGATATTGAAGAAGAAATACTTGATGAGGTAGAGTCCGAGGGCGGTGCATTAGGTATGAAAAATTTAAAGGATATTGCTAGTAAAAAGAAGATTAAAGAAACTGTTTCTAATATGAAGGAAAGAGGTAAGTTATTTGAACATAAACATGGCGACCTTTATACACATGAACCTGATATAGAAAAACTTTCAGCGAAACAAAAGAAGATTGCTGAATTGGCTGAACCAAAAGATAAAATAGATGAAAAGGACTTGAAGGAATTGAGGGAAAAGAAGGATGACTAGATGTGCATTATTGGATTCATGGTTTGATGTAAAATCAAAAGAACTAGACAAAGCAGAAAAAAAAGCAGGAAAGGATTTACTTACAGGTGAAAAAAAATGAATGGAAAAAAGAGTTTCAACGATAAACTAGTATCAAAAACAGTATTGCCAGCGATTTATCTATGGCTTTTGGCTTGTGCGGCAGTAGTATATACAGGTATCACAAAGCCCGATGTTGTACTTACAAATCTTGATGGATTTATTGCTCTAATAGCAATTATTGGAGGTGTAGCCGCCCCTGCTTTTAATACTCTATTAAGAACTTGGGAAGCAGAACAGGCAAATGAAGTTGCAGATATGCCAATACAATTAGAACATTTGCGTTTAGAAGATACCAAAGAGCATCAACATAGAATGAAATTAGAGCAACAAGATAATGACCATAGAGTTGATATGGAACGAAACCCTAATAAGGGTGAGCCAAAGTTAGCAACATTAAAGCCTGTTAGGGAGGATGGCAAATGAAATGGGAATCTATTTTAAAACAGGATATATCCGAATTAGAAAAAATAGCAAATGAATTAGATAAGGCTGTTAAACTTCATACAAGTCAAGCAAAAAGAATTAGAGAATATATTAAAAATATAAAGGGTGAATAATATGTCATGGAAAAATACATTAAGAAAGATGCCAATGCCAATGAATGTGGCTACGAGTAGAGATGAGGATTTTAAACAAAAAATTATAGCCTTTGAAAAAGAACAGATTGAACCAGCATTTACAAAATATACTCAGGGCTTAGGGGCAAATTCTCGCATATTACTTAGTGTTGGATTGGCATATACTCGTGACAGTAAGTTTGATGAATTACAGGCGCAGGGAATCAAGTATGGTAAGTACAGTATTGGCACTGATGATGTAAAAAGATTAGGTGGCGATAGTAGTCTTATTCTTAATACAATAAAAGAATTGTATGATAAAGAAGGCTACACTACCCAATTAACAGGTACAGCAATAGGGGATGATTTATACATTAGAAATAAGTAAAAGGTGAATAAAATGGGATGGAAAGATATATTAAAACAACAGGGATATACAGTAAGAACTACACCGCCATTAGCAGGTTATACACCTGAAGTATTTGGAGAAAAAACAGTCGGCCTACAACAAGGAGGTAGGGGTGGGTCTATTACTTCTGATGGTAAGGCTGAAGCATTTTATCATTTGAAAGATTTTGTTATTGCTAAAAATATGTCTATGCAAGGAACAGAATATGATGGAGATATTCCGATTAAAGGAACTATTGCACAAATGGCACAACAAAGAGGCGACCCCTCTACAAAAGTGGCTGATTTTGAAATAGTTCCTGCTTAATAAAATAAGGTGAATTAAAATGGCAAAGAAAACAGAAGAAAAAATTGAAGATGTAGCAGATGTACTAGAAGATGCTACCGAAGTACTAGAGGATTTAGGAGTCATTAGTGAAGCACAGGAAAAGAAAGTTCTTGCACTAATTAAGAAATATAAGAAGGCAATCCTAGTTGCCCTACCTTCTCTTGTAGCGGTGGCCGTATTAATTAATTCCCTATTGTGAGGGAATATAAATGAGAGTTACTAATTGGCAAGATGCTCTTCGTAGCACTGTTACAAGAAGGGGAGTTAAATTAGGTGACTTAGAAGATGCAGAATTAACCCCTTCTACGCATGGACAATTAATAGGCATTGTTAAAAAACTAAAAGATAAAACTGGTAATCTTTACGAAATATTATTTCGTAGGGGTGGGGGGAACCGTAATGAGGAAAAGGCTGAAGAATATATTGAAGAATTGATAGAATTTTTAGATACCTTACTTGAAGAAAATAGAGGAATACATGATAATTTAAATAACTTACTTTATGATACTGATAAAAAAATAGGGGATGTAATTCCTATTAATGGTGGGTTAAAATCTTGGGCGGCTGAAAATGCACAAAATACATATGACCAATTTTTGAACGGGAATCCGTTGGCATTTTTAAATACTGTAAGGTATGTTCACAGTAACTTGGGTAGAAAAAAGTCTCTCGAAGTAGATTTAGATATTCTAATTAGTAATATTAATCAAGATAAAAAACAATTTACTCAAAGATTTAATCAATATAAAACCACATTTGATGAGTTAATTTCAGAATCGGGAAATTTATTAAAACCATTTTTATTAGACGAAACTCCGGAACTTGATTTTATAGGCTATGAATTTTATAATGAGGCTAGACTAATTAGACATATGAAAAGAAGTAGCGAACAGAATATTCGTGATGTTTTAGCCATATGTAAAAATATTGCGGGTGATTCTTATCTACTTAATAATTTAGAATTGGGAACTACTAGACCTTACAGAATGCTTGTTCCCGTTCTCAAGGCAAATAAATCAAATGATTTGATTCAAACTGTTACACAAATGACACAATTTAAGCCGGGTTCAAAAACTAAAAGGGGAGTTGGACTTGCTATGGAACAGGGATATATGCAAGATTATGCTAATCAAAAAGAATGGGTAGATAAAAATCCCGAAGAAACACAAGACGAATATAAAACTAGAAACATGAGGGAGGGTTTAAAATTAATTAGAACTGATGGGTCCGATGCTCAAAGAGGTTTTGAAAGATACCTTAGAAGTAGGCAGGTAGGGGGTAGTTTATCAGAATTTAATATCAGACTTTTTAATAAAAATTTAAGAGATGAAATAAGTTCAATTACAAGTCTTAGTGGTCTTACAATATTATACAATGCTTTATTAGAAGAAACTCCTATTTATCAAATAGGTCAATCTTTTGAGTCTATTACTGAAGATACAATAGAAGGTGCGGCTAACGGAATTAAAAATATTGTAGTATTAATGAAAAAACTAAATCTTATAGATGGGGCCACTAAATTAACTGATTTATTATCAGACGCAGATGAACTATTAAATTTTGATGATAATTTAAATTTAAGGGGTAGGGCTAGAAGTCTTACAGAAGAAGATATAAAGAAGTTTATTTCTAAGTCTAAAGAAATTGACAATAAGTTAGACGATGCAGTAATAGAAATTCAAACCGCAGTTGCATCAGAACTAAACAGATGCTTTGGTATGTTAGACCCGATTGATTTAAGGTCCAAATCTAATAGAATACCTAGAAAGGGCCGCAAGCATGTAGATGAATGGTTAATAGAAAATAAGTGGATGGATTATAGGGAGGAAGGCGAATGAGTTTTGAAAATTTAGAAGCAGAAAAACAAGATGAATTACTAAAGGCTATAAATAACCAATCTCCAAGAAGGGTAATAAATAAATTTGAGGGGCAGATTAGAGAGGATGGTTTAAAAATATTAGTTTTATTAAGCCTAGAAGGTTCTATTATTCTAAATGAAAATACTATATTTTCTCAAACAAACCCAAATATAACTCGTGCTAACTACAATAATAAATTAGATGAAGCAAATATTTTATTTGGAACTACCTTACAACCTGCCGCTAAAACTGGTTTAAGTTATTCAGAAAATTTTGATAAAGACCCCGATTCAGACTTTGTAGATATGTATGAATTTGGTAGAAAATATATTAATGATAAAAATTTCATTAGAGGAATGGAAGTTATAGTAGATGAAATATTAGGCCCTGAATATACCGAGCAACCTAAAACTCCAAGTAATGTAGCCATAAATTCTATTAGAAGTTTTATTAGAAAATACGATATTGAATCACCGGAGAATAGAAAAGAAATATATAAATATTGGTCAGAAGTTTATAGAGAAAGATGGACAGGTTTATTGGAAATTTTAAATAATATAGTTCTTGGTTCAAATTTATTTACATCAGAAAGTTTAGAAGATATTACAAATAAAACAAAAGAGGCATTTACTAATACTCGCTTACCTAATTACATAACTGTATTATCAAGGCCGGGAATAAAATCACAAGCAGAAGATGATGTGTCTGCTCTTGAATTAGCAAATGTATTTGTAACAGAATTTGCTAAACTTAGCACCGAGGATATGGAAGAATATCAAAGGAGATTTGGTAAAAGGGTTAAAGATTTAAAACCAACAGAAAGAACTAGGGATGCTGAAGGTAGAGAATTAGATGCACCACAAATAGAAATAGAAGATACCACTTTAGAAGCCGCCACAGACGATGCACTAGAATTAGAAACAGAAATACAACAAGTGCAAAAAACGATAGACCCATTAACTGCTTTTTCAATTTATGGCAAGCAAGATTTACTAATGAGTGCCGAATCTATGGAAAAGGTAAAAGAAAAGATTATGGCAGAAATATCAAATATGGAATTTGGTGAGGCTTTAAATAATCTTATTGACGATATTGATAATTTTGTAAATGAAATTCAAGATGATATTGTAACATTAGACCAATATGCATTTAGTATTCTTGACGATTTAGATAGTGTTAATGTTGTAGATAGAATTTATGGGAACATAACATTTGTATATGAATATTATAATTTAAATATAGAAGAAAATAGACTTTCTGATAGTCTTACCACTATAAATTATGACGAACAAACAGGTTCTATGACTGAAGAAACTCGAAATGTAGAGCAAATAGTTTTAGTGGCTGAAAAAAATGTAAAGACATTTAATGATTATGGTAAGTTTGTTGAACAAATAAATAAAGATGCTAAAAACTTTTTTAAGTCACTCGCCACTTTAACAAAATTAAGAACTCAAACTAACTATATTTATAATGAATGGACTCAATATGGTAAAAGAGAAACAGGGGCAGCAATTGTGGGTGGAGATTTACCCTCAATTCCGGGCATGGAAGCAAAAATGGAAGATGACTATATACAAGTTTTGGAAGCAATTGAAGATTATTATTTTACAAGTATGGACCCTACTTATTTTTACGATAAAGATTCTCCTAATTTTACTAAATCATCCGAGTATCAATCTTTTAAATCTATTATTGATAAGAAAAAAGGTAAGCCCATATCTAGAGTAAAGTCTCGCCTACGAAGATTTGGTAGTGTAGATATTGATGAGCAAGATTTAGTAAATATCAAAAAGTGGTCGAGAGAAATTAAAAAAGGTAGTAGACTAGGTATAAGTGCAGATGTTATTAAAATATTTGAGGATGCTTTAGATTCTCTTGTAAATATACAATTTAGTTTTAGTGAAGGTACGGGTAGAAAAGCAAAACAAAAAAGTACTAAAATATATCAAGACCTATTAGGTAGAGAGTTATACGAAATCGCTGATAGAAATAATTTGACAGACGAAGAAATAGAAGAAATAGAATTTAAAAGAGAACCCTTATCTAAATACAGTAATGTTACACCCCAAAGGGGGTTAGATGCAATATATGAAATTTTAGATGATAAAGATTTCATGGACTACGCTAAGAAAGAAAAATTCCATCGTGAATTAAATCGTTTAAAAAATGAGTTAAGAAGTAATAGACGACTACAACAACCTGATGAAATAGAAAATATGTCTATATCTAAGGCTTATATTTCTGCTCTAGATACTTTAAAAATAGCAAAAGGTGAACAAATATACATAGGTCATTTGTTATTAGAAGATATAGATGATATTGAATTTATTTCTAACATGATTAAAAAAGAAGATAAAATTGATATATTTGCTAAAGACATAGAAGGTATAGTAGAGTCTACTAGTTCATTTAATACAATATCAAAATCTTTTGGAGTTAGCGAAGAAATAATATATAAAGTTAAGGGGATGTTTAGGTAATGGACCTTATAACTGAAATGGACATGAAAATGTCTAAAGGTAATTTTCCATATTTTTTTGAAAATGTTTTAGGATATGACTTAGCAGACTTTCATCAACAATGGTTAGACCTTGTAAATTCAACACAAAGAACTGTAATTATATGTTCTAGAGACCACGGTAAATCTGTATTCTTTCACGCATGGGCAGTATATCAATTAATATTTCAAGAGCCTCCATATCAAATGTTATACATATCTTCTAACCAAAAACAGACAATGGTTCACATGAAAGATATAGACCGCATGTTCACAAATATTCCAGCACTAAGAAAATATAAACCTAAGTCGGGATGGGCGGTAGGTTCTATGAGATTAACAAATGGTAATGAAATACTTGAGCGTTCTGTTGGTTCACAAATTCGTGGATTACACCCTCAAGAAATTATTATTGATGACCCTATGAAAGAATTTACAATGGCCGCTATACAAAGAGTTACTGATTGGTTTTGGGGTGATATGATACCTACACTTCACCATTCTGCTTCTTTAAGAATGGTAGGAACTCCCTTTACATATACAGATATATTTGCTGAATTAGAAGAAAATAGTCAATATAGTGTTAATCGTTATCCAGCAATTAATCAACATGGAGAGGCACTTTGGCCTAATAGGTGGGATATAGATTCTTTAGAGAGAAGAAGAAAAGAAATAGGTTCTTCTAAATTTACTCGTGAATATTTATGCATACCAATTTCATCTAACACAATGTTATTTTCAAAAGAACATATTGATAAATCTAAAGATAGAACAGAAAAATTGTTATGGAGGGGCAAGGAGAATATGAAATATTATATTGGTTACGACCCTTCTTTATCAGCAGATGGAGACTACACCGTTATGATTGTTATAGAGGTAGACGAAGATATGAATAAAAAAGTAGTTCATATGGTCAGAGAAAAAAATGTAGATTTTAGAAATCACATATTAAGAATTAGTGATTTATGCGAAAGATTTAAACCTGAAGTAGTTATGATTGAAACCAACACCTTTGCTAAATCATTTAGTATGGAGTTGCGTGATATTTCAGATTTTCCTGTGAGGGATTTTACAATGAGTAGAAAAAAGAAAGAAGAAATAATTCTTAACTTGCAGATGAATTTAGAAAACGATAAGATTATATTTCCATATGCTGATGATGCGGCTAAGGGTGTAAGTAACGCAATTATTCAAGAACTTGAAGCATTTGGTATTAGTCCGGCAGGAAAAATTGAAGGTTTAGGCGCACATGATGATTGTGTTATTGCACTAGCATTAGCAAATCACGCCACAAAGTCTTTTAACGATGCCTTTATTGATGTAGATGAAGAAGGGCTATGGGGGAACGCTTTAGTTTCAGCGACACCAAATATAGGAGGTGGAATATATGGAGTTAATTTTTAAAGAAGAAGAAATTAGTGTAGAAACTCTTAGACAAAAATTAAATGAATTAGAAGCGGCTAGAGAAGAAGCAGAAAGAAAGAAAAAAGAATTAGCAGATTCTATAAAATTACAAGATTGGCTTGGTTATCAAATGGGAGATGAAACAGAAATTATTAAAGATATTTCTAAAGTATATTCTGTAAATCTTACTGATGCGAGAGCCATGATTACAGGTTTACCAACAGAACCAATTATTGACAATAAAACTATTCCTGAACTTACAAAAGAACTTAGAGTCATGCGAAGAAAACTCAAGGGTGATGCTAGAGATAAGATTAGTAAAACAGTAGACCATTTAATTAACGCTTATACAATTTATTTAGATAGTTGCATTAAATCTATTTATTGGGTTGCACCGTACCAAAAGCCTCTTAAAATGCTAACTCCTGATGTTAAAATGCTACGCAAGTTAGAATATATTAAAGACGGAGATACGAGAAAGAGTATTGTAAATCATCTAAAAAATATGTGGGAGGCTGATGTTATGAAAACAGGAATGGAATATGGACAAGAGTATTGTAATTATTCTTCAGTAGTTAAAAATTCTAAAAAAGAGATTAGAAATATTCTAAAAGAGATTTCCCACCAATCAATCAGAAAATCAAAGCAAGATAATCTAAATGATATAATAGTTAAATCTGTATGTGCTGAACCCGGCATTACAAGTAACAGACTACATGCTATATTACCAAAAATTTATCACGATTCTACTACACCCCAAACAATTTCTAAAATGCTAAAAAAACTTGATATTACAAATGTAGATGGAGAATATTATTTACTTAGCGATAACATTAAAAAAGACCTTTATTCTTATATCGCTGGATTTATTGATTCGGATGGATATATTACTATGGATTCTTCTTATTCACCAAGAATAGGAATGGTCGCAACAGGTAAAAGGGGTAAGGCTTTTTTCCAAGAGTTAGAAAAGGAATTAAAAATTGGTCGCCTACACTTAGACCAAAAGGTAGGAGAAAATAATAGAAGTCAACATAGGCTAAATTTTTATAAACAAGATGATATAATTAAGTTATTAGATAAGTGTATTCCACATTTACGAATGAAGCAGGAACAGGGAAAATTACTTATAGAGGCTATCAGAATTAAAAAGAATTATAAACGGGAAGCGTGGGCTAAAGATAGAGTCGGAGAGATATTCAAGTTGATAAAGTATGAAAATTGGAAAGACGCTAGAAATAAATGGGAGTTTGACAAATACGGAATTAATGAAGAAGATATAGCAAAGTATAAAATAAATTGTAAAATGTCATATATGGATGAATTGGATTCAATAGTAAAGGAGGATTAATATGGGAATAAGAGATAGAGTTAAAAATTTAGTAAGACGCAAAACGCCCGTTCCTGTTGAAAAGGAAATTTACAATTTAGGAATACAGGAGAGAAGATACCCTCAACATATGGCTGGTAGAGTTTTATATGATACTGCTAAAAATTCTACTATTGTTAGGTCTTGTTTAGTTCAATTAAAAACTGAAATATTTAGAAGGGGATTTAGATGGAAAAAGGCATTTGAGTTAAAGTGTAATAATTGCGGTTATGAACACCATAAGCAGGTAGACCAATGTATGAACTGTCAATCTACTGATTTACGCAAACCTTCATTTAGTCAAAAAAATTATGCCGAATCATTTTTTGATGGCTATGTAAATGATGCACATCAAATGTTTATAGATGTTTTAAAAGAAATTGAAACTGATTTTAATATCATAGATGATGGTTATTTAATCATGGTAAAGGATTACTATATAGATGAAACGGGTAAAATTAATCTTAGTAAAATAAATGAAATTTATAGAGGCGACCCTACTACAATGTATATAGAAACAGACGAACATGGAGATAGAGGCTTTTCAAGATATACTTGTATTACACATAGAGATTATGTTAGTGATGATGTATTTGATAAATGTCCTGAATGTGGAAGTTGCCTTCACCCTATTGAGTTTGTAAATAGAGTTAATGGTAAAGACCAATACTTTATAGTTGGTGAAGTAGTGCATTTAAGTAAATACAGTCCTACTAGATTATACGGTCATCCTCCTGTTATTACGCTATGGAATAATATTTACACACTAACTGCTATGGAGTCATATGTTAGCACAAGTTATACAAAGGCTCGCACCCCTAGAGGGTTATTAGCAGTACAGACAAATAATATGGAGTCATTAGTTAAATATTGGAAAGGTGTAAAAGAAAAATTAGAAAAAGACCCACATTATATTCCTATTATGGGTATTGAAACTGAAGGTGCTTCAAAAGGTTCAGTTGAATGGGTTCCATTTATGAACACTCTAAAAGAAATGGATTACATAGCAGTTAAGGAAGATTTGCGTGATAGAATTAGTGCATTTTATGGGGTAAGTAAAATATTTATGGCTGATTCAGGTGCTTCAGGTGGTCTTAATAATGAAGGTATGCAAATTCTTGTTACAAATAGGGCAGTTGAAATGGCTCAAAATGTGTATAATAAATACATGTTCCCATTCTTAATGAAGCAATTTGGTATCACAGATTGGAAAATAGAATTACTAAGAAGTGAAGAAGAAGATAATATTGCTAGATTGAGAAGGAGAGAAATTGAAATTAACATGGCTACTCAAATTAAAAACTTAGGATTTGAAGTGGACATGGATGAAGAAGGAAACTTTGTGTATAAAAAATTCCCACCTAAACAGGAAGTAGATGTAGATGTAGAGCAAGGGGGAGAAGAAGATAAACCTTTAGAAACTGACCCCTATGCAGGTACAAATGTAGATGCTTCACAATTAGGACAAATTGCAGAAGAAGCCATGACGAGAAATAAACCGTCAATGAGTGTTGGTCCTCCACAAAGAAATACAGGACTACCAGCACAAGCGGCTAATAATAATGTAGATAGAAGAACAGAAAGGAGAGTAGGATAATGAGTGATATAGTAAGAAGAAAATTAGAACAAGCACGAAAGGCTTTAGAAAACGCTGAGAAAAAGGCAGATAGGCCGGTAAAGAAAGAAGCAGAAACTGTTAATCTTTGCCCACCTATTCCTGAACTTCCTCCGGCTAACTTTGAAAAGGATGTAAATATTCCCGGTGTAATTACAGGTGGAAAAAAAGGTAATAATAAGTGGCGTGAGGTTTGAATATGACTGAAGATAACTTTCCTTTTGGGTATGAAAATAGACAAGGAAGGTTTATACATGATTTAGAATCTTATAGAGAAGTTTATAGTAAGGCTAAAATGAAATATGATAATTTAAAAGAAAACCGTAAAACTGAACAAGAGTTAGATAAACTAATAGTACAAGAAGTTAAAGGGGTAGCAAATACAAATTTAAGTGACAAAAATATAGCATTTACTGTTAGAAAAAAATACAAAGAATGGCAAGAAACAAATAAAAGACGAGCCGAGGGTGAATTACCCGAAATTGATAGATTACGACCTAACTTTCAAAGAGTTTTAGAAGGTCCTCTTACTGAATTTCGAGCATATATAAATAAATTACTACGACCTAAAAAAATAATTTATACAAAAGAAGAATATGATAGACTTAACAGAAGTAATTTAATATCCTATGGAGATAGAAAAGTTACTCCTGATGATAAAACTAGATTTGTTAGACTTCTTATGCTAAATAGTGATAAAGAAATTGACCCTAAATATGTAGAAGAAGTGTGGGGCTATGTGACTAATCAGGAAATGAATAAGTTAAAAGATATATTTAAAAACGAAAGTTTAGAAGAAATAGCAAAAATTTCTGATAAATATAAAAAAGAAGAGGATTTAGAATCGGGTCCAAGAAAATTATTCATAAGACTTAATGATGTTACTACGATTAAAAATGCTAGACCTTCTAGTAAAGGTAGAAAAAGACCTATAAATTATAGGGCGGTTCAAATTAGGGGTAGGGGCGAAGCATCAAATTTATTTTTAAGAATTAGAGATGATGAAGATGAACCTTTAAATAAACCAATTCAAATTGACAATAAAGTAGCAGAAATAAGTTTGGCTAAAATTTCACAAGTAGACATTAAACAAAGATTAGATATTTTAGGTTTTGAAAAATTTACAGAATACGGTACACCCGAAGAAGTAAATAGAGATTTTGTAAAATATATTAGAAAAAGATTAGAGGGAACTCAAGACCAATATTTACAAGGGGTTACTATTGAAGATTATTATGATAGTATTTATAAAGATTTATCAGAATTAAAAGGTGCAGTTACTAAAAATATTACTTCGATTTCAGGAGAAGAAACTAATCGAAGATTAATTAAAGAGACTAATGAAGATATATTAAATGATATTAGTAATGTTACTAGAATGAAACTAGATGCTTTAGGAAAAATTGTAGCACATAGACCCCAAACAGAAAATACTGTTATTAGAGATGCGGTTATAAATGTTTTAGACCAACCGGCTGGCGGTAAGACAGTGGGTTATTTTTTACTAAGAGCGATTATTTCTAAAATAGGTTATAATAAAATTGCTTTAGATAAAACTATGCTAAAGTCTATTGATAATTTAAGTGAAAAAGATAAAAGAAAGGTAAAAACATATTTACAGGATGCAGACCCAACCGAATATTTTGGAGAAGAATATTTAAAATTAGGAAAACTTATAAATATACTAGACGAGGTAGAAGGTAATACAGGCGAGTTAGAAAATTTAGATGAAGAAAATTTAAAACTTGTGAAGGTTTTGGCATCACTTAGAAAAAGGTATGAAAATTTATACGAAAAAATAAGAGAAAGAGTATATCCGGAGGATGAAGAAGAATGACTGAATATGAAGAATTAACTACTTTGCTAAAAATGCTGGTAGAGAGAATACAAGAATTAGAGAATACAGTTTATAATCAAGATAATATTTTAATGAAGTCGGGATTAGTGAAGGTGGAAGGTCAAAGACCCCATAGAACACCTACATCACAAATGCCGGATTCTAATGTAATATCAAAGATGGATTGGTCACAATTAGATGAATTAGTAAAAGGATTAACGGGGGAATAAAAATGGCAAAATATGAAGTAGACAATGCAATAGAAGAACTAGATGGAAATAGAATTACCACCTTACTTACAAGACTTAACGAGCAAATTTATCTTATTAGTAATGCACTTGGAGTTCCTGAAAAGGTAGAAGATGGTGCTGGTAACGCTAAGAAAAAAGGCACATTAAATTTACAAACTGTGGGTCAAAACTCCAATAAACCTATTCAGGTTGCCAAGCAACAAAGAAAAAAACTATTGCCTACAAATCTTATTTATAAAGAAGAAGATGCGCCAGTCGAATCAATGGAAGAACCGGAGGATTCTCAAGATAAAGAAATGGAACAGGCTTTAGAAAAAGTTTTACAGTTGTACAATAAAATGAAAAATACAGTAAGTGTGGACCAAAAAGATGTACAAACCCCAATAGATGAACAGTTTTAGGGGGTGATTTTATTAACCCCTTTGAAATACCTTTTGATAGTATAAATAAAAATGTAGACTCATTTCGTAACATGATGGGTCTTGGATATTTAAAGGCAATTGATAATTCTAAATATGAAGAAGATTGGAAGGGTTTAATTAGGCAATTACAAAAAATTTTAGAGGACCCTATGATGGCCGCTAAATTTCCTGATATAGACCCAAGTGTTTTACATTCTGACAAAACTTTAGACCCTAAGAATAAAAATGCAAAAATATTATATTCAATTATAACGGGTAAAATATCCAAACCTATAATTAAAGAAGATAAGCAAAATAAGTTTATTGTGCCTAATAAACCAATGTATCGCATATTTGAGATAGATGATATGAAAGAGATTAATGGATTTACCGGAGAATATATAGTGCAAGAAAAATATGATGGACTAAGAGTTCAACTTCATAAATTTAAAAATAAAGTTACTATATATTCTTTTAATGGGAAAGACATTACAGATAAAATGGGTAAGGCAGTAAAAATTTTAGAAAAGAAAGAGTTTCCAAACTGTATTTTAGACGGGGAGGCTATTTTATATAAAGATGACGAACCTTTAGTTAGAGCAGATACTTTAGCACATGTAAATAAAAAAGATTCTGATTCTGATGGTGCAGAAATAAAAATTCAAGTTTTTGATATACTACATTTTGAAGATGATTCTATTGTAACTAAAAAATTAGAAGAAAGAATGCAGATAATGATGCAGAATTTTTCATCACTATCTGACGAATATTTAGTATTCCCAAATAAAAAGAATACTAGAGATGCCGACTCTTTAGAAGAAATAGAAGAATACGCAAAAGAAATAATGAAAAATCCTACAAGTGAAGGTGTTGTAATTAAAGATTCTAAATCTTCTTATGTAATTGGTAAAAAGAAAAACCCTAAATGGATTAAGTGGAAAAAATTTGTAGACCTAGATGTAATAGTTTTAGAAGTTAAGGAAAATAAAAATGGAACAGTAAATTATATTGTTGGGGTGGGTCCGGTTGAAGAAGATATACCAAAAGCACAAAAACTTGAAAATGATTTTTATATGAATGTCGGAAAAACAACAAATACAAAAATATCTGCATCCGAAGGAGATATTATTCGTGTAAAGGTTGATGAAGTGCAAGGCAATACAAAGAAGGGATTTAGTTTATATAATGCCAATCTAGTAGAAAAACCTGAAACTGTTCAGCCGGATAAACTCGTTACACTTGAATTTTTAACAAAGGATGGTAAAAAGAGTTTAGCAGATTATAAAATAGAAGCACTTACTAAATCTTATACTATTACAGATGGAATACATGGTACGGCTATATTAAAGGGAGAAATAAATTTAGACGGTTTTACTTTTCACGGTTTTTCAGAAAATAATTTAATGTCTAAAAATGCGGAAGCCGATTTAGATATTTGGAAAAAAGAACTAAAGGTTGCTTATGGTAAAGATAATGGTCGCTTTTTTACCTTTATTCAACAAATATTAAAAGAAGGACCCGCTAATGTAGAAACATTATCTAAAAAGATTAAAGAGCATGATGCTGGTTTAACAAATAGATTATTTGGTAGTAATATAGAACAGGGTGTACTAAATAGATTAAGGGAAGGTGGAGAAGCCTACGGTATAATGTATGAAAAAAGAAGTAAAAAGTTTTCTATTGATGATAAGATAATTAATAAAGAAGAAAAACCAAAAGGTAAGTTTGAAATTTGGATGGGGGAAGATGATAGTTTTAGTTTTGTAATTAAATATAGAGACAATGAAATGTCGTGGGATATTGATGTTAAAGATGAGGAAGAAATTTATGACTTATTAGGTGAAGCAGGTAAATACCCTGCTATCGTTACAAACAATCCGGATAAAGAAAAATTATTAGAAAGGGGTAATTTATCTTTTGGTGCTAACCGACATGGTTATCATGAATATCTTTTAGACGGTCCAGAAACTAAAGGTAAAATGCACTTTAGAGTTTTGCCGGTAGATGATAAAAAAATGTGGTTGGCATGGACAGGATATGAAACCAAACCTGCACCTAAATCTAGCGATGAAGGGTTAATAAATATTAATGAAGATAAGTATGCTAAATTGGGGGCCTAGTATGGATTGGTTTAGTATAATTAAAATTGATGAAAATGTAGTAGAAAGGTCTATTAAATTTGTAAAGGATTATAAAAGAGGGGGTATTATTAATCAAATTATAAAACTATGTGGTAGAGAAATTTGGCTTGGTTCAAAAATACCTGCGTCAAGGAGAATTACTATCAAAAGAGATTTTAATAAGAACATTTCACTTTATAATTTTAAAGAATCAACATTTATTAATAACTTTGTAACAGCAGGTGCAAAAATAATAACTAGTTATAAAGTTCCAAGTAATGTAAAGTCTTTTTTAAATAGTAAAGATGTATATATACAACATAAAAAACAAGTCAGAATCTTTGACTCTATCTATCCTAACTTAATGAAATTTAATTGCATAACCTATAATGTAAATTATAGTCCAGTAAATTATCGCTCATTGTTGATGACACCTGAAAAAACGGGTACTATTAGAATATTTACTGAACTATTTTCGATTACTGTATATGAATGCACAATAGATGATTTTATTATGTTATCAAAAAATATAAAACCTGTTTTACCTTCCCTCCGTCTATTCCTAATTCAGATGAGCAATTGGTTACCTACTCGTGGAAAAATTGTATCAGTTACAAATTTTAATGAATCTAAAATAAGAGAGACACACAAATATACTAAAGCAAAAGGAAAAAATGTAAGTATCTTGCGCGAGCGTTTAGAAGATAGGGAGGAATTAGAGTGAGTTGGAAAAAAATATTAAAATTAGAACCAACAACGGCTTTATTAGAAATAATATTACCAAATTTAGAAGTAACTATCCCATCGAGTATAGAAAGTATGACCTTTATGCAAAAGCGTTTAGGCTTACCTGTTGATGAAAAAAGTGTAAGAGAATCTTTTGCTAGAGTATGGAGAAATGGAAAAATAGCAGTTAAAACAGATATGGATTGGATGAATAAGTTTATAGGAGATGGCTATTCATTAGATGATGTAAATTGGTACACGGTTGGCGAAAAGGTAATGGCAATTGTTGATAGAACATTAAATAATTTGTGAGGTGGTTTTTATTAAGTGGCAAGATATTCTTAAAAGAAAAAAGAAAGCAAAAAGAGATGCCTGTTATTACAAAGTAAGAAGAAGATATAAAAAATGGCCTTCAGCATATGCATCGGGGGCTTTAGTTCGTTGTCGTAAAGTTGGTGCTAAAAATTGGGGTAACAAATCTAAAAAGAAAAAGTGATTACTATGTGGGAACAAGTTTTAAAAGCGAGTAAATCTAAGTGGGTAAATAGTTTATCTACAAACAAGAAAAAACTACTCAATAAAACTCCTTCTTTTAATGCAAAGTTTCCTAAAATGACTTATCCTAATAATGAAAAAGAATTACCAAAAGTGATAAAAATTATGAAAAACTCTAAATTGACTGAAAAAGAAACTAAAGATTATGATAAAAATCATCATAAGTTAATGTTAGATATTGTAGGAGAAAAAGAATCAGATTGGAAAAAGTTTATACAAGATGCAGATATATTTGTTATTAAACTTAAAATGAAATATGGTAGACCAAGACCTTATGAAATAACTAATAAAATAGATTCAGTAACTGATACAGATGATACACCTTCTTTTCCAAGTGGTCATGCCGCAGAAGCGTATGCCTTAGCAAAAGTTTTAGGAAATAAATATCCCAAAAAGCAAAAAGAATTAGATAGCATGGCAGAAAAAATAGGTATGTCAAGAATACAAATGGGTAATCATTTTCCTAGTGATGTAAAAGCAGGAAAAAAAGTTGGTCTAATAATAGCAGATGCTTATTTAAAAATTAAAAAACATGATTGGAGGAAAGATGCAAAGGGTGACATGGAAGTATCTGAATTAATTATAATGATTCAACAAGCACTATTTTATTACGAAGAGTTATTAAAAAAGTTAGAAGAAAAACCTATTGACTTACAAAGTATTAAGGAAATGGTTAGAGATGTTATTAGAATATTGAAGGAGGAATTAGAATGACATGGCAAGATATTCTTCGTAAAAAGGGAGATAACTTTAAAAGAGAAAAAGATGAAGGCTTACATGGGTGGTTTTCAAGAAGGGGTGGAAAAGAAAAAGGTGGTAAAACACAAAGAGGTTGGATTGCTTGTGGAACCTGTAATGATAAAGGTGGACCTAAACCTTGTGGTAGAAAAGATGCATCTAAAGGTAGAAAAAGAAGATGTAGACCTACTTGTGCCGCTTGTAAAACTTACAAAAGAAGAAAGGGTAGTCCGTGATTCAATTGCCAAATAAAAATAAAATACGAAATCCAATTAAAAGAAAAAAAGGAGAACCAAGTCAAAAGGGAGAAAAAAGACGACCTAACAAACCAAACCATAAAAGGAGGAAAAAGAAATGAATTGGGAAAATATACTAAAGATTAAAGTTAGAGAAAATTTAACTCCGGAAATGGAGAGAGATATAGATTATGTAGTTTCTAGACTAATGAATGAACCTACATTAGTAGAAAAAATTATGAAGATACTAACTTTGGAGGAAGAAGAGTGATATGGTGGACTATATTAAAAAATATAAAAGGACCATATACTCCCGTTGAATTTCAAACTGAAGAAGAAATTGAAGATATAGCAGAAGATAGAAAAAAAAGAAATGAGATATATGGGAGAAGAGTTTCTAATTTTGATGTTAATTTAGGTAATTTAAAAACATTAAATGAATTAAGGGCAACTTACTTCCCTGAATCAAACAGATTCAAGTGGGGAGGCGTTACTGGTATTTTTAGTGATGTTACACAAATAAATTTTGATTTAGTAATTAGGGGAGAAATTATAGAGAGGGATGATGGTAATGATATTATACGGCTTGAGGACATGAATATTGATATATTTGCAGATTCAAATAAATATATCCCAATATTAATTGATTATTATGGCTATGATAAACCTAAAGTAGTATCAGATTGGGTAGAATTATATAATAAACCTAGTCATAAATATAAAAATATGAGGGCCTTTATTAATGTTAGAAAAGATTATAGACTTAGAACAATACATAGTATTAGAGAAAAAATATTAAAAGTTTTAAATGATAATTATATAGAGTTATTAAAACTAGACCCCCTTGAATATGGAGATATAAATTTTCCTAATCATAATATTGCTAATAAAACATTAGATACAAAAATTTCTAATAATAGAGGCGGTACTTATATTATAGGATTTGGTGATGAAGAAAGTATGGATGATGTACTAAATATAGTAAAATATATAAGGGGGTTAAATTTATGAGTTGGTGGAATATAATAAAAGAACCTACATTAACTACAAGTCCGGCATTTACTCCGGCTTTGTATAATACAACATATGGTAAAAAACCACCTTGTAAAAAGTGTAAAGATAAGACTACGCCCTGCGGTTGTAAGGAGAGAAAAGAATGACATACGAATTTAGATTAGGCAAACGGGGCTATGATGTTTATAATAAAACAACAGGAGAGAAGATGAATAAGAAACCCCTGTCCTCTAAATCTAAAGCAAGGGCATTAATCAGAACTCTTACAGATAAAAAAAACGACAATAAAAGAACAAGAGAAGGTTCATTAGCCATGAGAATATTAGGTCGAGAATTAAATTAAAAAGATAAAAATAAATTAATTTTTTATTGAAATTGCAGTTATATTTATATAGTCAAGTATAAAAGAAGGTTATGATGCAGTTAGAAACGCCTATGTTTGGTAGTTCCGCAACTGATGGTGGAGAATTTGTAATTCTTAAATCTGAAAAAGATTTAGTTATTGCTGGTTATGCTTCAGTAGATGTTGTAGATAAGCAGAATGATAAAATAACATTAGGTGCTATTAAAGAGGCCGCAGATAAATTTATGAAAGACGATAGATATAGAAATGTAATGATTACACATTCTAATGTACAGGTTGGTGAAGTAATTAACCAATGGTCAGATTCCAATGGAAAAGTCCTCAAAACAGGCGTTGATGATACAGGTTTTTTTGTAGTGATAAAATTAAGAAATGACATAGAGAAAGCAAAAGAGGTTGCGAGAGATATTCGTAGAGGAAATTTGCGTTCTTTCAGTATTGGAGGTCAAGCAATTAGTAAAACTAATCGTTATGATTCTGATGTTGGTAGTTACAAGGAAATAGATAAACTTGAATTACATGAAATTACTATTTGTGAAGAAGGAATAAATCCGGAAGCAAAATTTAATATTGTAAAGGAGGATAAAAAAATGTCGGAAGAAATTGAAAAGGCGTTGTCTGAATTTAATGATGTTATGGCTGAATTAAAAGGTCATCTAAACACCGTTAGAAAAGAGGCAAAAGATGAAATAGAGGATATGGACACTCCAACTGAATTGGTTGAGAGTATGGCTATGGAAAGAATGAAAGAAGATGAAGATAAAATGGATGAAGAAATGATGGAAGAAGCAAAAGAGGGAGAGGACCTTGATATGATGGATGAAGAAGATATGTCATACAAGTCTGATGCTGAATTTGATTCTCTAGATTACGATACATTTATCGAGCAAAAGGGAGAGGAAATTAGTACTCTTGACCTAAGCGAAGAAAATCTAGCAAAAGCATATGCTCAATTTAAAGCAGAAAAAGAAGAGGCTCGTGCGTATGACCTAATTAAGGAACAGTTTGAGTCCCGCTATAATGAAGAACTAAAGATGGAGGCAGATGAAATTGCTAAATCTAACTTTGATTCTCGTTCAGTTATTAGCGAATTGAAAAATGAGATTGCGGAACTACGCAAGTCTATGGAAACAACAACCATCGCAAAGTCAGCAGATGTAGTTACTAACGAACCTGCTACTGTTGATGTGGATGTAAGTAACATGTCTTGGAATGAAGCGCATCAATTTATTAGGGAGAACATTTGAGGTGAATAACATGACAGGATATTTTAAAACTATTGAAGATTTAGAAAGAGCAACATACGGAGTTAGTGGTAGTGACCAACTATTGAAGGCTACTACTGGTATTCATTCAGTACACGATAACCCCGGTTCCCCTGCTCTTGGTAACAAAGGACTTTACAACCTTATATACGGACAAAAAGTTTGGTCTCTAATTAACCGAGAAATTAATGCACTAAGTATGCTTCCTAAGAAGCCGTGGAATAACAGTGGTTGGAGAATCCTAACTTCTCGTTCTCTAGGTGGAGGAACAGATGTATTTACTGTTGCTGATTTGGATAATTTGGGTGGAGTTCCTGAAAATCAAAGTATTTCGGGAATTACTGAAATTAATCCAACATACGATGTACTACATGTATCTCCTAAGACTATTGCACATACTTACGAAGTAAGCGAAATTGCACAGTTAATGGGTGGAATGGATGACGGTATTGGTGATATTTTGGCTACATATAGAGAAGAAGTAGGAGTTTCACACGCTGAGGCTATGAACAAGATGGTTATTACTGACCTATCTTCAACAGGACTAGCGGCATCTTCCTATACTACTGAAGATAACTCTTTAATATCTCTATACAAGATTGTTTCAACATTTGCAGAAAGCAACGGACTTTCAAACAATGCAAACATTCTAAAATTGTATGGTCAAACAAGGCACACATCTGATACACCTTATTTGGAGGCATATGTTGATTCTAATTCAGGAACCGATAGAGCATTGACAGTAAATATACTAAATACTGCTCTAAGAAACTTGAATGCTCGTGGTGGAGACCCTAAAGTTATTCTAACAGGATATGATACAATTCAAACTTTGGGAGAATTGCTACAAGCACAGGAGAGATTTATGGGTAGAACAGAAGTAGTTCCTACACATAATGGAATTAAGGGAGTAAAAGGTAGAGAAGTAGGATTTAAGGTCGCTACTTACCACGATATTCCTATCATTCCTTGTAAGGATATGCCAAATGGCGGTGCTGGTCTAAGTGATATATTAATCCTAGATACAGACCATCTTTTCCTATGCACTATGAAGCCTACTGAATATTTCGAGGCTGGAATGCATACAGGAGAAGTATTTGGACATGGCAAACTAGGACACCGTGGACTTTACAGAACTGTTGCTGAAACTATGTGTACATACTTCCGTGGACAAGGAAAGATTATTGACCTACAATGAGGTGTATTGAATGACACATACAATAACACTATTGGCAGACCATCATGGTTTTACTGGACCTAGAGTTATGGGTCATGAATATGTAGTTGATGTTTGCATTGACAATACTAACTTGCCTTCAGGTGGAGTAACAGTAACTGCGGCAGAATGTGGATTAGCGACTATTTCTTGTGTAGTAGTAACAGGGGCAGAAAATCCGAATCATTATGTGATTCAACCTGTAATTACTGCGGAAACAGGGGCTTATGAATCAGCATCATCATTTAAATTGCATTATGCTGATGATTTGGGTAGCGCATCTACAACAACCGATGTAAATGTGGGTTCAGTAAGAGTTCGTGTTTGGGGCCTAATTTGAGGTGAAATAAATGGTGCAAATTAGAAACAATGGACCAACAGTATCTACATTAGGATTACTTTTCCAGCGTGGATATTGGTATGAAGTTTCTGATGATGTAGCAAATGCAATTTGTGGTAAAAGCGCAAATTTTGAAAAGAAGCAGGATGGGGGTTCGCCCCCTCCTGTTTCTACTTCAGTAGAAGAAGAAGAAACTCTTGATTATTCTTCAATGACTAAGCGGCAATTGCAAGATTATCTTACATCATTAGCAATACCGTTTAAAAAGTTAGATAATAAGTCTAAACTTCTTGAGATAGTTTTATCACTTGATGAAGAAGAATAAACTTTATTAGGGTAGTCTTACTCACTTAATATAGAAGGGATTAATATGCAATATAGGTCAACAAAAATTTCATCAGCAAATACTACTATTAGTAGCACAAGTTCTTTATTTTACGGTATTCTAATTGTGGGTGCTTCAGGAGTTTCTACAACTAATAATATTAAAATTTATGACGCTACAAGTGCTACAAATCAAATTGCTGAATTTGCAGTATCAGAAGGTTCAACTCTATACAGAAGTTTAAATATTGTTTGTAAAGATGGACTTAGAGTAGAATGTGCCGCTTGGACTAACTTAGAAGTTTATATACTACACGGTTGAGGTGTAGTACATGGAAACTAATGTTCCTCGATTAGGGGCAAATACTCCAATTGCTAATGATAATACTACATATAATAAAGCGTTAGCGTTAGATTTAATGAAGGAATACATTAGAGGTTCTTTACCAAGAACTTTTATTCCGTGGCTTGTAAAAAATCATAGTGGTGTAAGAGGTCTTGTAGGTTATGATGATGCAGTTTTTGATAAGATAAATCGCCAAGCATTTAAAGATTTAAAAGAATTAGATATAAATGAGTTTACTAAAGATGTAGTTTTTGCTGGTAAAAACCAAAAAGACATAGTTTCTGATGCAGAAATACTTGATTCTATAAGACAACAAATAAAAATTTTAGAAGCAAGAAAGAAAGAAGTTCTTAGCGAAGAAGATAAAGAATATATACAATCTTATATTAATCGTTTAGCCGCTTTTTCAGAAAAAAGAGAAGAAAGAAAAAAAATAACTTTACAGGAAGTATTGAATGACAGGGCTTCAAGATTTTATACAACCATAGATATTGATGATGATGACATGGGTTATCTTATTGGAGAATACGGTTTTATCAGAAATTTAATTACAGGAGAAAAGGCTGGTATTGCTAGTGACTTAATTGATGAAATATCTGTATTTATAAATCAAGGTAAAGAAGATAAAGATAAAGTAGATGTTAAAAATTATGTAAATGAAGCAATTGCTGAAAAAACTCTTGTACAAGGGCAGATAGATTACTTAAAAAGAATGCTACCCACAGGCGGTAATATATTAGAGTGGATTTCGGGTAGTCAAGAACCGGAAAAAGTTTTGAGATGGGGATTTAGTATTCCTTCAATGGGTGTAGATTCTGATGGAAACCCGATTGTAACAAGCCCCCCTATGGTAAGAAGAAATAATATTGCGGGATTCCGTTTTGAAAACATTCTTAACTTTGTAGATGATATAGAACTTACAGAAGAAGAAATAAAAATACTACAACAAGAAGGAATAAAATTAAAATTAAATAAAGATGGCGAACCTGTAAAAACTTTTAAAAAGGATGATGAAGATTATTTACAAGTTTTAGGTTTATTACCACAAGATAAAGCAGTTGCTATTGTAGTTAAGGCATTAAAAAAGTCTATCACTAAAACATTACCTCCTGAACTTGTAGGTTTTTTACAGACACAATTAGATAAAATTAGAGTTACAGCAAAAAGAAGAGAAAGGGGTGAAGTAATTCAATCAGATATTAAGGTTGAAACTTTACTTGCATTTAAAAGAGGAATGGAAAGCACTAAATTTAGAAAAAGAGATGCGAAAGGAGATGACAATATAAATATAACTAGTAATCGAAAAGGAATTACTGTAAAAGGTACTACACCCCGATTTGATTTTAACTTAATTCCGGAATGGAATGTAGGGGATGCTTATGTTACTGATAAACCGCAAAGAAAAAAAGTCATAAATCTGAAGCAAAGTTTTACTATTAATAAAGCGGCAGACCCTAAAATTAAAGAATTAGCAAAACGAAACAGTCTCATAACTCAAGCGGCAAGTATTAAATCAAATTTAAATACTCGCACTAGAAAAACTTCTGAAAAACAAAGACAAAATATTGAAAGTTCTATTTTTGGAAGAATTGAAGAATACAAAGAAGCATTTGATGATTTTCTAAAAATGATAGAAAAGGAAAAGTGGACAGAACAGGTAAAAGAAAATATCAATTTAGAAGTATTACAGGAAATTAATAATAAAGATAACGATATTTTTGTAGATGAATTAATAAAAATTAGATTCAATGGTGAAAGTCCAAATAAATACCAAAAATATTTAGATGAATTAAAAAAAGTAGTAGATTATTTTGAAGAATGGAATGACGAAATAGACGAAAAATTTAAGGCTCAAGAAACTCCGGATATAGAAGAATTTACTGAAGAAGAAGAAGAAGATGAAAATAAAGTTAGTGGAATACAGACCACTGATTTTTCAGGAATGACAATAGAAGATAAAAATGAGGCCAAAACTAATGAAGAAGATGAAATTATTTTAGATGCATTAGATGAATTAAGACAGGTTTTAAGAACACAAATAAGAAATAGAATATTACCAATAGATAGTGATGAATTAAAAGATTTAATTAATAGATTTATTGATGATATGAATGATGTTGGTTCTATTTATGATATAGAAGTAAATCAAAAAGACTACGAAGAAGATATAAATGCTTTAGAAGATAGTTCAAAAATGATAAAATTGCGTGAATCTCTATTAGGTAAATTTAAAGAAATACAAAATGAAGGGGCTTTAAATGAAACTTTAGATAAAAATGATATAAAGGGTATTTTGTTAAGAAACGGTTTATATGAAAATTTAAGCCGTATGGCAAATGGTACAGATGTAGCAGACCCTAGAAATCAAGGAGAAATTTCTTTTACTTATCAATTAACCTTTACACCAATAGGTATGGATTTAGATTTAGAAATAAAATATATAGTTACTGGAATAAATAGATTAACTGTATCTAGTGCTACTTCTCCAAGAGCAGTTGTTAGAAGGGGTATGCAACAATTAGGAACTACTAATATTCCATTTTACGGAGGAAAAAGAATTAGTTCTGGAAAAGCAACAAATAGTAAAAGAAGAGAATTTTATAATAATATTAGAAAAAAGTTAATAAACTTAGACGAGAGTGTATAATTATGGTTAAGATATTTACCCCATCTGATTCTGCTTTAAACATAGTAGATTATTCAGAAGCAAATGGTTCTTATACAACGGGAGTTAAAGTAGCCGCTTTATTAGGTATTTCTGATTTTACTTCTTCTACTTCTCCTACTAAATCTGAAATAGGAGATATTATTCGTAGATGTGAAGATTATATTGACGAAGTTACAAACTGTTCATGGAGAGAAAATATAGTAGAAAATGAGTTTCATGATTTTAAATTAGATTATTCCACCTACAATTTTTATGATGATTATAGAGGAAAAATAAGATTACACCATGAAGATTTAAGAAAGGTAATTCGTATTGCTATTTGGGATGGCTCTATATATGAAGATATAGCAAGTGCCGTATCAACAATTACAATATCTGATTTTACAAATGTTACATCTATAACTCTTACTGCTGGTGGTCTTACTTGGACTTTATCACAAGGCACAGGTAATGGTAATTTTAATAAAACATTAGGAAAAAGAAGCACCGCACAAGAAATTTGTTATTTAATCAATGAGCAACCCCCCGTTTTAACAGCACCATTTACAGGTGCAACCGCAAGTAAAGTATTGAAAGATAGTGGCAATAGTAAAAATATTTCTAATTTTTTCTACGCAAATTTAGAAGAAGATGAGACAATTACAGTAGTTTCTCTATTGCCGGGTTCTGATGGTTCTAATTGTACTATTGCAGTATCGGGAAGCGGTATTAGTAAAACAGACTTTACAGATAAAGAAACTTATGATAGAAATGGTGATTGGTGGGATATGAAAGATACATCAGATATATTTTTCCGTTCAGAATATCCCTACCATACAAAACATTCAATTAAAGTTACATATTCTTTTGGCAGTACAAGGGTTCCAGCAGTTATTGAAGATGCGGCTACAAAACTTGTTGCTTGTGAAATTATAGCGGCAGACGATTCTTATGTATTATTAGGAGATGATAGCACAAGTGGTTTAGATTTAAAGTCTAAATATGATTCATATAAAACTGATATAGATAAGATTTTAACAATGAAGAAAAGAATAGTATATTATTTGGATAGTGATTAAAATGAGTTGGAAAGAAATATTAAAAATGATGACACCTAGAGGATTTATGAATGGTATAATAAATCATATAGGTGGAGGGGAAATAAAAGATGAATCTGCAAAGACAAGAGGAAGGGGTAGAACTTATAGAGAAATTGTTAAAATGACAGTAAAGTATAATAATAGACAATATCAAATTTTATATGATTCAAGACCTCAATTAAATCCCGAAGGAGTCTATGTATTTAATTATCAAGAAAGTTCTGGTAGTGGCAAAATTATTACAATTAAGGGTTATAGTTTAAAACAAATGTTAGAAACTTTTAAACAACAATGGAAAGAAGATTCTAATATTGAAAATGTTGCACCATTAGCGGCCGCTCTTACGGGTACTGCTATACAAACAGGTAAAACTCTAGCAGAAAATATGGAAAAAGGTGAAAAGGAAATAGAATCTGAACTTGAAATACAAGAAGAAGAAGAAGAAGCACGAAAAGATGTGGAAAAATTAGGACCATTAGCAGTAGCAAGGGTAGCAAGTATGAGTTCAAGTGATGAAGAAAAATTAAATTTTAGGGTTAAAAATTTAAGTTCAGGAGATGGTTATAAAAATTCAGTAAAATCAAGGGATGGTGGCACAAAACCTACCCCTGTTCCTAGTGATGCAAATTCAAGTATTAACAGATTAAGAAAAAAACCACAGTGATTATATGTTTAGAAGTATTATCAGAAAGTTAGATTTGGCACTTGAAGAATATGATAGTACGGTTAAAAATATAATTAAACAAAATCAAGACCTAGAAGAATTATCTGAAGAATTACTAGGCGAAAGAATGTCCGATGAAATTATGGAACGGGTTATAGAACAGGAAATAATGGCGGCATTAAGAAAAAGAATAAAGGAGGCTTTTGATTGACAGATGAAGTTACATTTTTAGTTAATCTAATTGAAGAAAATTGGGATAGCGCAATAACTACTATGCTTGCCAATGGACATACAATTCCCGCAGAACATAGAGTTCATCCACAAATTATGGATATTCGCTCTATGGCATCTACACGAAATACTACAAAACCCGGTAGGGGAGGAAATAGAGTTAGAATTAGTCAAGCCTCAGAAACTACCGTAGATGGAATTACTAATTCTATGGACTTAATTGTAGTTATGGAAAATGGACAAACAATAGATTATCCTACTCGTGATTGGTCCGTTAGAAATGAAACTTATGATATGTCAGTTAGTATTAGAACTAAACAAGATGATAGAAGAAAAAATGACAGTGTTAGAATAACTCCTTCGGGAGATACATTCGGAAGAGATAGAATAGAAAACCTTTATAAAATATTAAGGTTCCTATTAGAACAAAGGCGGAGGGGCTGGTTAAGAACAGTTGGTACATTGGAAGAAAATATTTCTCACATAGTTTTTGGGAATAGAACCGAGAGTAACGACAAAAGAGCAAGAATTTTTGGATATAAAGTTGGAGTAACTTTAAAAAGACACGCAGTAAGTTTGTAAGTAAGGTGTTAAAAAATGGCAGTAAATAATGAAATATGGATGGATTCCGGGGCGATGGTATCAATGATACCTGAACAAGAAATTTTCTTAGGTACTTTTGCTAGTATAGCAGAAGTTAGCGGAAATAGACAAATAACTTTAAATGCTAAATTTCGAGAGCATTTTACATTAGTAGAAAATTTGTATGTTGGTTGTGTACTAGAAATATACAAAGATTCGGATAATTCATTTATTGATAAAACAGTTGTTATTTCTAATGACGGAACTACAATTACAGTTGCCAACACTCTAAGTGATGAAATTACTACTGATTTAAACCCTTCAGTATCAGGAACACCTTCAGACTATTATGGCGTTTTAAGACAATTTGGTTCTCCTATACCCGCAGTTAAAGGGTCGGGTGGTAGCACTACTCATACTGCACAAGTTCTTAGTGTACAATTTAAATCAGATACAAAAGGAGATTATAATGATGTAGGAATTATATTTGGAGTATTGGATGCAGATGGTGGAACTGAAAGGGATGCAGGTATTTTCTTTACTTCTGATGGTTCATTTGCTAATGCGGCTTCTTTATTGGCACAGACAGAATATGATATTACAGTTGATATTTCTAGTTCTGAATTAACTACTGCTGAAGAATATATTGATGCCGCTATTGCCGCAATTAACTTAGTAGATACTGATGAAGGAGATGGAGATTCTCTATCAGATTTTACTGCTACAAGAAATGGTGATAAACTTGTTTTAACTAATGTATATGGCGGTGCTATTACAAGAACTCCGGGAACCGATGATGGTTTGGCTGATTCCGCTATTGATAGTTTAGATACTGCTAATACTTCGACTATTGAATTAACAGTAACTACTGCTGGTGCTACTGTACCCGCTTCGGGTGCTAACCCAAGACTATTATCAGATACTTGGATTGGACTTGCAGATTCTATTACAGTACCTACTACAAGTGTAGAAATGAAACAATTAAATCTTGCTTCTTCGGGAACACGCAATTATATTTATCAATTTAAGGGTGCAGAATCCACAGATGGTGGGAGTATTAATTTGTTTGCTAATAACTTTAGTTTCTTATATTATGCATTAGGAGATAAGAAAATAACTTCAGTAGGAAGTGAAGCATCCGTAACTATGGATTCAGATTCTAATGATAAGTTTTTCCTTACTACAGGTCAAACAGGAACCAATTTTATTCTTGATACTACAACTGATACTACTGATGATAGATTTTACCGTGTTGAAGGAAACAAGGTTTGTCCACCTATTAGAAAAGGTGTAGATGATGAAACAGGCATAGCAAAGGTAGGTACAGGTGCAGGGGATTTAATTACATATAGATATTTAGAACATAATGGAGAAGAATTGCCATCGTTTGCTCTTGAATATACACTAAAGAAAGGTTCACAAAATGCTACTGTAGCCGTTGATGCGTCAAAACAAGCAGTTTATACAAAAATATATCCGGGTTGTCAAGTTAATACAATGACAATAACCGCAGACGAAGGGCAGGAAATTAAAACAGACCTTTCTCTAATGACAAAAACTACCGTAATTGCACCTACAAATTATGAAACATTTAACAATAAAACAGATGTTCAAGATTTCGTTAACTATGGTTCTCGTGTTGGGGGAACTACATCTCTAAATACGGGGCTAATGACTCCATATTTCTTTAGCGGTGGAACTATTGAAATGTTCGGTAATGAATATATTCGTATTCAAAACTGTACACTTACAATTAACAACGGTCTGATGGATAAGAGATTTATTGGCCGTACAAATAAAAGAATTAAGTCTATGGTAACAGGACAAAGAACCTATGAATTACAATTTACAGGTTTAGTAACTGATTCAGCAGTATTTGATGAACTAAGAAATGATACTTCTACTGCCCTTACAGGTACTGATTCACTACTTAAATTAAATTTCTTCAAGGATAATAACGAAAAACTTGAGTTGCACTTTAGGGATTACATGGTTAAATCTGCTGATTTCCCACTAACTAATGACAATTCTCCAATTGTAGTTACATGGACTATTGAACCATTGGTTCTAGAAAAAGCAGAAGAGACAACCTATTGGGTTATTCAAGGGTAATTATTATAACCCTAGCCAACAAGTTATACATATTCCTACATAGTAGGGAGGTACGAATATGCAGAAAAAAACAGTTAGTAATAAATCAGCCTTATTTGCAGTTAGCGATAGCACACTACATTATGTTAGAGTAGCACCCGATAGCGAAGAATATCTAAAAGTGTGGATTAAGGAACCAACATTCCTACAATTAGAAAAAGCGCAAGCCAAACTAATTAATATTAATACTACTACAAATGATGTAGCGTTAGAAATGGATGCTCTATTTAGATATTTGTGGGAAGCGTTTGTTGAAAAAACAGAACCTGCTTTATCTACAATTGAAATTTTAAAACTAAATCCTTATGTTGGCAGACAAATTAAGGAAATATTACCCGACCCATTTGCCATACAAATGGGGGATGAAGATTTAAAAGCGAATATAGAAAAGCCCTGAAAGGGGGAAAAATTTCTAATCCTAAAGTCGCATCTAGGATAAGTTTATATATCTTGGCAAAGGAATTACATATTAGTCCAGCCGAGGTGTACCAAATGCCTCATTCATTGGTAAGTGACTTAATATCCATTTTTATGGTACAAAAAAAGTTAGAGTCAGAAGAATATGATAAGGTGAAAAATAGTGGCAGATTCTGAGCAAATTACAAGTTTAATTAAAGACTTAGAAGAAATGAAAGATGGGCTTGGTAGCCTTAATGATTTAATGGAAGGTACTCAACAAGTATCTGATAGTCTATTAAAATCCTTTCAATCTTTTGCTACAACAGGTTCATCTAGTAGTCTATGGAATGCAGTAAGTCGTTTTTCATCAGGTATATTTCCCGGTTTTTGGTCTTTGCAAAATAAAATTCGTGCAGTTGCAGTATATATGCAGTATGTAGAAAAGAAACAAAAAGAGCAAATACAGGCAGAAAGTAAAATTGCTAAAACTATTAGAGACCAAAGTAAGGTTAGAAATGAGGCTTTTAGGGTTTTTGAACTATTACAAAAAGACAGTCTTAGTATAACAGAACAGATTACTTTAGAAGGTGATGCTTATTATACTGTACTTAAAGCACAATTAGGTGCTGAGGAAGCAAGAATAAAATATCAAAAGGCTTATCAAAATACTTTAGTAGAAAATATAGATGCTGAACTTAGGTTATCTAGAGCAGTTGGAGAAAGAATTAGAAATGAAGATAAATATGCACATTTATTTGAAAAAGTTTCTGCTGGAAATATGAAAAGTTTAGAAAAGGTTTTATATTTTAGAGAACAAGAGGAAGAAGCACAAGAAAGACTATTGTATTTTGAAGAACAAAGAGACAAATTAGTTGATGAAAGAGATTACGAATTATTCTTAAACAACCCAAAAGAAGATGAATCCGATATAGTTAAAGACCTATTTAGAAATAAAATAAATGAATTTAATGAAAAAATAAAAGAATTAGATAAAGAAATAGAAAGACAAACATTAGCAAGAGATACTGCTAGGGGTACTAAAGATATGGTAGCCGAAAAAGAAGGAGTAAGAGTCGGTTTTAATGTATTAGCAGAAGAAGATGTATTTGAGCAAGATACATCAAAAACTAGAGATGAAATCATTAAAGGTTTATCTGAATATGTTACAAAATATATTAAATCATTTCCACTAATTGCAAAAACTATTACGACTATTAAATGGTTAGGTAAACCAATGAATAGAAAGTTATTAATGAGGTATGTAAAAGAAGGGTTAGTAGTATTTGGAAAAATAGCGTTAGGATTCTTAGGTATTAGTTTAGTTATATTCGCAATTATTCAATCAGGAATAATTGGGCGAGCAGTAGACTTCTTTGAAAAAGTTAAAAATAATAAACTATTTTCAGTAGTAATAGAAGTAATTACGGTAGCAATAGAAGGGTTTAAGCAATTTTTCAGTGGAATATTTAATTTATTTTATGGTTTATTTACAGGAGATATAGATAGAGTTATAAAAGGAATAAAAGATATAATTATAGGTTTTAGTCAATTATTTGTAGGAGTAGTTTTATCTTTACCTGCTATGATACTTGCAGGACTTCCTGCCCTATTATTTGATTTAGGACAAGTAATAGGACAAGTATTTGTAGATGCAGTTAAATTTTTGGGGAAAGGAGTAACTCAATTTGCTTCAGGAACAGGTGCTTTATTGGGTGCAGGTAAAGGTGCTATGATTGGTGCGGCTGGTGGTCCATTAGGAATAATAGCAGGTGCATTAATTGGTGGAGGTTTAGGTTATATTGGTGGATATACAATTGGAGGTATGTTAGATGGTAAAGCAGGTGGTGGTAGAGTAAATAAAAGTGGTAATTATTTAGTTGGTGAAGCAGGACCTGAAATACTTTCTTTACCTACAAATTCTTTTATAACCCCAGCCGTACAATCGAGAGGTAGAATGGGTAATAATATTACAGTTCAAGTTAACGGAAGAGTTGGTGCTTCTGATACAGAATTAAATGAAATTGCTCGCAAAATAGGGCAAAAAATTAATAGGCAAATGAATCAATTTGGTTCAGCAGGATATAGGGCGTGATTAAATGACATACACAACACAGACAATTTTAGATAATGTAGCAAGAGGTCTTACTACTGCGGCTGATACTTTTGTATTTTTAAATTTTAAATCTAGAAATGATTTAAATAATTCTGCACCTTTTAACGCTAATAGAATAGCATTAAAAGCAGAAACAATAGATATTAATACAAACAGAACAGTTCCTTCTTTTCCCCTACCATTTAGCGGTGCGATTACAGGTGAATCCACTACATTAGCAATTGATTTAGGTATGGCTACTAAAAGTATTTCTATAAGTGGAATTATTACAGAACAAGTAATTACTAAAATAGATAGTGATGATAATCAATATAGCGTTAAAATGACCGCTCATGAAGTAGCCCAGTTATTACATTCTTCAGTAGATTCTTCTTTCATACAAAGTCAACAAAATATTGGTGAATTAACTATTCTAATTCCTTCAAGGGTAAATAATAATTATGCTTTACATGCTGGCACTACGCCAGAAACCCCCATAGATGAATTACCTTTAGTTCCATTTACATTTGCCTCCCGTACAGTAGACCAAGAAAATTCTCTTAGAGCCGCTAATTTTCCAGACCCCGTAACAGGAAGTAATGCAGGAAAAGGTGTAGAAGGTTTTATTCAGCAATTTGGCACTAATATTGTAGGTGGGCAACCTTTTATTACTTTTAATTTAACATTTGAAGTAGCACTAGTACCGTTAGGAAGTGGAAGATAATGTCATTTAGTGTATATTCAGAAGATAGAAAATCTTTACAATTTCCTGCATTTTGTAATGGCTTTGTTAATATTGATTATTCACAAGCCGTGGCAAGTGAGCCTACCGGAATATGGGCTAATGAAGGAAGTTTTACTGCTGAAATGATTGTTACGCCTTATGATGTAAATGGAGATTCTGACCATAATATGTTTGATGTTAAAACTTTAAAAGAAAATGAAGATTACTTCCCTGTTGCTGAAAGAGTAAATTCGGCTATGACATTACTTAAAAATGCAAATATTAAAGTTACACTTAATAATGAAAATAGTATAAGAAAAAGAAATCCGGCAGAATATTCTATTTCGTTTACACTTAAAATAGGAAGCACTACTACAACAATTACATCAGATAAAGTTATTACTACTTCGCCTGTTGTAAGACAAGTTTTTTCTAATACAGATAAATTTTTATTTAATAACCACGAGCCTTATGCAGAAAGAGCAAATGTAAATTTAAGTTATGATACAATTTCTACTGTTAAAACTTCTACTGATAGTCCTAACCCTAATTCTTTTGTAACAAATAAACATGCGGCTTATGCAGAAGGAATGCGAGTCTATGATGAAAATAATAATGACTTAGGCACTGTTCAAAGTATTAATACAGGGAGTGGTTTGATAACAGTACAAAATATAGGAACCACTTTTACCCATGCATTTACACCAATTAGAAGAGATGCTATTTATACAGAAGTTCCTCATCATATTTCTGTAAGTTATGATGCACCAAGCAAAAGTATGATTATTACACATAACGGAAATATTGTAAAGGCTGGATTACATGGCTCAGGAGGTAAATTTAAATTTGACCCTTCAGATATTTATTTAGGACAAGACCCCACAGGTTCTGCACAAGAAAAAAGAAAGTCGCAGTTTTTTGGAGAGTATCACGAAATAGCAATATCATCAATCGCTATGTCTACATTTACAAATATTAACACACTATCACCATCATTTAAAAAGTTATTACTATACATAGATTTTGAGGAAGGTAATTTAAATGGCTAATGAATTATTTGTATTAAATGAAGGTGTTTCGCATACTGATTTTGCTACTACCCCAAGTGCATTTAATACTAATACATCAATTAATCCACGATTAGTAACTAAAAATCAAGAAAGTAGTTTTGTTGATACAGATGGTAATGGTAGTAATGACGCACATGTTAATTATATTAATTGTTATGAAATCCACGATGTAAATGTAATTGGTAGTGGAGATATGGCTGCTAATATGGCACTAGGAGATGTGTTAAATAGATACCATCCTTCCGGTTCAACAGTAGAGAGTTACGGTGTTAATTTAATACATGATTATTTTGTAGTTATTAACGCAGATAGCCCTAAAACACATCATGTTGCTAAAGTTACAGATATATCTACATATGAAGGTACTAAAACTAATATAGATTTTACACCAGCATTAAAAGAAAATATTGCATATGGTGTTAAAATATCTATTTATCAAGGACCTGATATAGATGGTAGTGGTAAAAATGTAGATACAGTAGTAGCAGTAGGTTATGGGTTATTACAAGAAATTGATACAGACCCGACTTCTTCCGATTATGGAAAGGCTAAAGATTCAGAAGATAGAAATGGTAATTTTGTAGAAGTAAGTTCTCCTACTTTTTACTTTTATAGAGATTTAGAGCCGGACAGAAAATATGTTGCCTTTAAACAAACAATAGCACAAGCAGGTTCTGGTACACAGGGAATATCACTTAAACAAAGTGTATTTAAAACTGCACCTGTAACTTCTAACTTTATTATAGACAAAAGTTTTTATTCACAAAATGCTACATTAGTAGATAATAATAAAATTG